TATGCTGGCGATGCTGTAGTAATATGACCTTGATTCCCAACACCACTACCGAGGAAGGTCGGGAACTGGGACGCCATTTCGCGAGATTGTGCGATCGTGAAATGGAAAAGCGGCCATTTATGCGCGAGCGTTGCGGCACCTGCGCATTTCGCGAGGGCGAACACCTCGCCAACGGCAGCCCGGCCACGCTGATGACGGCGCTTAAATGCGCGATCGAGGGTAAACCGTTCATGTGCCACGAGGGCGATCATCCTTGCCGGGGCTGGGCCGTTCTGCGGGCTACTGCGGATGGAAAATCTGGAAATGTGCCCTGGGATTACGCGAAAGGCGAATGATATGGCGATGGCGACACTTCTGATCGACGCTCTGATTGTGATCTGCCTGTGGTCAGTGGCCTGGTGCGCGCTCGGCGCCGCGCTGTCGCCGTTCGTCAATCGCCGGGAGCCGGAGTGATGCCTTACAAGCCCCTCCCTTGGACCCAGGAAGACCTCGCACTTTTGCGCGCCAACGCGGACCTTCCCAAAGCCGAATTGCGGGTTCTGTTTCCGGGGCGCTCGCCAGCCGGCATCGACTTTCAGCGATACGCCATGGGATTTGGCACAAAGCGGCGCTCGGGAGTGCGTAAGACGGACTGGCCGGAGGAGAAAAAGCAAAAGCTCCGCGCCGAGTGGGAGGCCGGCACCCCAGCGGCAGAAATCGGACGGCGCCTTGGTGGAACATCCAAAAATTCGGTGGTCGGCATGGCCAGGCGTATGGGTCTTGCCGGGCGGCCATCGCCGATCCAGCGCGATCTTGCGCCGCCTGCGCCTCGCCGGCCGAAACCGCCGAAGTTGCAGGACCTGGTGCCCGCGCCATCCTCCCAATGGACCGACGCCCGCATCGCCGACCTGCGCCGCTACAACGCGGCTGGTTTGTCGATCCGGCAGACGGGTGAGCGCATGGACCTGACGCCCTGGCATGTGGCGCACAAGGGCCGCGAGCTGGGGCTGGCGTGGAAGGGGAAGGGCGGCCCGCGCCGCGTTGCGACGGATGCGGTGAGGGTGGACGTTCCGCCGTTGGTGGTGGCCCTGGTGTCGCTGCCGGTCCGGCAGGTCGTGGCCACTCCCGTGCCGCTCTCCAATTCGCGCCCGCGTCAGTGCTGCTGGCTCGATGGGGAGAGGCGCGCGTACGTCCAGTGCGAGGGGGTGACTGTCGCGGGGAGCGTTTATTGTGGTCCGCACCATCGGCGTGCGTATGTCAGGGTCGGCGACCGCGTGGCTGAGGCGTTTGTGCCGGGTGGTGGGGTGGTGGCGCAGAACGTGCGGGCGGGGGTGGGGTGATGGACGGGTATGCCGAGTTCCTCGCTAGTAAGACCGTTCGGGCGCAGGCGGCGGGCATCCAGTCCAAGCCGATGCCCGCGCATATGTTCGACTACCAGATCGCCGCTACCGAGTTCCTTTTGCGGCAGGGACGGGCGGCGCTTTTCCTTGATACTGGCTTGGGGAAAACCATCTGCGAGTTGGAGTTCGCGCGGCAGGCTTCGGACTATACCGACATGCCGGCGCTCTTGCTCACGCCGTTGGCGGTTGCGCGGCAGATCGAGCGGGAAGGGCTGCGGTTCGGGTATCAGTGCCGCGTGATCCGAGAGGCTGCCGATGTCGGGCCGGGGATTAACATCTGCAACTATGACCGGCTGGAAAAGCTGGACCCCAACGCGTTCGGGTGCGTGGTGCTGGACGAAAGCAGCATCCTGAAATCGTTCAGCGGCAAGACCACGATGGCGCTGATCGCCATGTTTGCCGATGTGCCGTTTCGCCTTTGCGCCACCGCGACGCCGGCCCCGAACGATCATGTCGAGTTGGGAACGCACGCCGAATTTCTGGGGATCATGACGCAATCCGAGATGCTGGTGCGGTGGTTTCTGAACGACAGCAACGACACCGGAACGTGGCGGCTCAAAGGCCATGCGGTTGAGCCGTTTTGGGACTGGATGTCGTCATGGGCAGTCATGGCCGAGAGCCCCGAGGATATGGGCTTTGACGGCTCACGGTTCGTCCTGCCGCCGCTCAATGTCATCCGGCATAAGGTGGCGGCCGAGGCGCGGACGATGACGGGCACGCTGTTTGCGGCGGATGTGTCGGCCACGGATATGTTTGCGGTGAAGCGTCACACGGCCGAGGCGAGGGCAACGGCGTTGGCAGCGTTGGTGGCATCCGACCCGCAGCCCTGGCTGATCTGGTGCGACAGCAACGACGAGGCGGACGCGCTGACGCGGGCTATCCCGGATGCGGTTGAAGTGCGCGGATCGATGACGGCCGAGCAAAAGGAAGACCGGATCGACGCATTCCTGAGCGGACGGGCGCGCGTGCTGGTCAGCAAGTCGTCGATCATGGGCCAGGGTTTGAACCTGCAGCATTGCCGGCGCATGGCCTTCATCGGGCGGTCGTTCTCGTATGAGGCATGGTATCAAGCCGTGCGGCGTTGCTGGCGGTTCGGCCAGACGGAGCCGGTGGATGTGCATCTGATGGTCGCAGAGGGCGAGGATCAGATCGGGCGCGTGATTGACCGCAAGGCTGATGGACATGCGGCCATGAAAGCAGCGATGCGGGCGGCGACGAAGCGGAATATGGGGGCAGCAAGCGCGGTGAAAGTGCCTTATCTGCCGACGCACAAAGGGAGGTTGCCGACATGGCTGGTGTGATGTGCTTGGGCGAGGCGCACGGCGCCGAATGGTCTGCATACAACGCAGATTGCATTGACGTGGCGCGGCAGTTGCCGGACAGGTCCATCGGGTTCTCGGTTTACAGCCCTCCATTTTCAAACCTTTTCACATATTCCGACTCCGAACTGGACATGGGGAACAACGCGAACGATGACGAGTTCGCTCGGCACTACGGCTACCTTGTGGAACAACAACTCCGCATCACGAAGCCGGGGCGCCTGATCGCGGTGCATTGTTCTGATCTGCCATTGACGAAGTGGAAAGACGGTATGATCGGAATCAACCCGCTGTCGGACAGGATCAGCGCCATTCATCGGAATGCCGGGATGATTCTTCATTCCAAAGTGACCATCTGGAAGGACCCCGTGGTAGAGATGACGAGAACTAAGGCATTGGGCCTGCTCTACAAGCAACTCAAGAAGGACAGCACGCGCAGCCGCCAGGGGATGCCGGATTACCTTCTCGTGTTCCGCGTGCCGGGTGAAAATACGGAGCCCGTCGGCCAGGACGAAAAGCTGTTTCCGGTCGAACAATGGCAGCAATGGGCTTCTCCAGTGTGGATGGACATTCGGCAGACGAACACGCTCAACGTCCAGCAAGCCCGCGAGGACAAGGACGAGCGGCACCTTTGCCCACTTCAACTGGATCTGATCGAGCGCGCCGTGACGATGTGGAGCAACCCCGGCGATGTGGTCATGTCGCCGTTCATGGGCATCGGCAGCGAAGGCGTGACGGCTCTCAAGCTGCGGCGGAAGTTCCTCGGGGTCGAGTTGAAGGAGGCATATTTCCGGGTCGCCACGCGGAACCTGCGAAGTGGCGAATTGCACGCTCCGTCCCTTTTCGACACGACGCTCGCCGCTGACTGCTGACCACAACGGAGACTGCAAATGGATGAGTTCCGCAGACTACTGGCCGACTGGTTGCTGACACAGTTCGAGAGCACCGACCAGCCCACAATTCCGTCCGACAGCGTCAAGGCAATCTTGGCGTTCCATGAGTGGGCGCAGGGGGTGGCCCCCCAAACGGCGGCTCCGGCAAAACAGAAGCGTCAGATCGACGATACAAGGCGGGCGGCGCTAAGTGAAAACGCGTACAGGATGTCAGCGGTGCGTGCTGGGTTGTCAGTAGAGGAGCACCGGGTGCGCATAATGAAGGCCGGCGACCTTTTGCGCGCTGGCAAACGTGTGAGGGATGTTGCTAACCAAACTGGCATGTCGCTGATAGCGGTCTACCAAATGCGGCACCGCTTGAACCGCGCCCGGTCCCCCGATGCCTGACCGTCCCGAGGACCGGCTACAGATG